TACGAGATCGCTCAGTGTCTCGTGGGCTCGGAGATGTGTATAAGAGACAGAAACTTAGTAAAGGAGTTAACGGAAGACCAAAAGCAACTCTTGAAAGATACTATCACTCATGGCTTTTGGGGTGACGATTATGCTGATTTCGTTGACAACAAGGGAAATGTCGAGGAGCATTCTGCCGATGGGTATTGCACGAATGACGCAAAGAGAGCTGGACACTTCAGCGGAAGAAAGATTTCGGCAATGTTCAGAGCTATTTACAAGAAACTTTGCATCAATGGAAATAAAGGAGAATTTCTTACCCATTATTCTGATTGGTGGGGTGATGGTACTGGTGATATGCTCTTCATTCGCAACGATTTTGTAGATGCTTTTGAAGAATGGGCTAGAGGGTGAGCTGAAAGGCAGCGTGAGGGGTTCGATTCCCCTCACACCTACAAACATACGTATGAAAGCGGTACTCAATATTCTTCAACAGGTTCTTTGCAACACCCGCTATAAAAAGTAGATTAGAAAGAGCCGTGAACACATAAGTTCGGAAAATGGGTCTGTGGAGACTTTAAAAACCTTTGCTCAAACTGGGTTGGGCGATAACCTTAAGCGCAATTTTAATCTAACAATAACAACTCTAAAATATATAACACAATGGATAATAAGTTTTTTGACTTCGAAAAAGCGAAAGTACAAACCATTACGCTGGAACAATTACAACGCACGCACAAGGAAAACGATGTATACAACAATCCTTTGAAAGGCATCTATCACTTCCAGTTGCTCAACGAAGTAATTAACATGTGCAACGAGCAGCACTTCAATGTTGAAGTGTACGACTTATTTGCAGCACAGAACAAAGACCGCGCTCAGCCTGGTGTTGTGCTACTTCCGCAGGTAGAAGCTCAGTACGGAGATAAGGCAGTAGAAGCGCACATTCTTAGACGAGTTTTCGCAAACATCAGAATAAGCGATTTTGATGACAGCGAGAACACTACAAACATCGCTATTGCTTTCCACCAAAAAGGCATTCAAGCTGGATTTGGGAATATGGTTAAAATATGCCATAACCAGTGCATGCTCAATGCGAGCAACTACATATCAACGTATGCCGAGAAAGGTGCTGGACGAGGTGATAAGGTAACGATTCAAGATGTCCTTGATGTTATCAAGTCTTGGCTCGTTGATGCACGCCACATCATTGTAAGCGACAGAGAGCGCATGGAACGCATGAAGAGCATAAACCTTACAGCCGAGCAAGTATTCACGCTGATTGGCATGCTTACAACTATCCGAGTAAAGTGCGACACATTGAACAAGGCTATCAAAGAGCCTGTCGTTTATCCTCTCAATCAGGCGCAAATTTCGCGCTTTACTGAGTTGTTGCTTATTAACTATCACAACACCAATAAAACGACCGTGTGGGACGTGTATAACGCTGCGACAGAACTTTATAAGGCCGACAGCATGAATATACCTGACATGCTGCCACAGAATAGAGCAATGGTTAAGTTCCTTGAAGAACAATACGCAATCTAAATATATCAACCTCGCGAGTGGGCCTTTCACCCATTCGCGAACCATGAAAGAAGAAAATGCAAAAACAATCACACGATTTAAAAATAAAAACAACATCATGGAAATAACAGTAAACATACCCAAGAACGATTACGTACAGCCAACAGAAATACGCCAAGAAGTTGTACAATATATTTGTGATGCGTTTCTCAGCACTTGCGTCTGGCGCATATTTCACCCAGAAAGACAAAGCGCGTACAGGGGCAAAACTCTATACGTTATGGTTTCTAAACGAAGTGGTAAGGCCTACGGATTTGGCGACCACGAAGCATCTGACAGTGACGTTAATATCCGATTTAATGGCGAGGAAATGAAAGCAGCCTTTAAAGCTCTTCGTAATGCTGGATACCACATGTTCCTTATCTACGAATATGGTTTGTGGAAAGGCTATATTTGCGATAAAAAGCCTTTTATTCAGGACGGAGAGGAGGTAACAACATTCAACGACTTTATAGATTAAACAACATGAAAGCAAAAGATTTTTTGAGAGACCTGCTTCGATGGGATTTGACCACTGGCTCAACCTATATGAAGTCATCATACGAATTGAAGATAATCAGTGGCGAGCTTAAGCCAAGGTCGCTGTATTATTTCTCATTCAAAAAAAGTGACTTGATGGCCCAGCCTGACGTGACGCTTACTTTAGGCGGTGGGGATATTCAATATCTTTGGGAAATTGAGATGTAAAAAGCACTCCTTGCAATGCTTATTGTATTTGCAAGGAATGCTTATCAAAAAAGAATCATAAAAAATTGCGAAGTATGACGAAATTCCATACCTTTGCAATACAAAAGACCTCCGAAAGGGCAAGATAACTTCAAGCTTGTGAGGCACATTAGAGTTTTGATTATTCAAGGCTCTAATGTTTTTAATACAGCTTTAATTATTTCCTTATCGTTGTGTTCAGCGGTTATTCTTATTGCATTGTTATTATAAACAACATAACACTCTTTTATTAGTCCTTTTTCAAAATCAGAATAACGCCAATATATATATTTAGCCAGTTCAGATATACGCAAACGTTTATTTTTTAGATGCATATCAAGGTCAATTACAACTGCTTCACAACCTTGCTTTATAGCTTTCTTAAATGCAGATTGTATACCCTTAGGGGATTCAATACCCTTTCTGTCTGCTACCATTCCTTTTATTGTGTATTCTGGATTTTTCAACCCTTTTTCTAATATATGAGGTCTAATATCCATATATACATCTGAAAATGATTTCAGTATAGAACGTGCAGACCTTAAGTTTTCTTTAAGTTCTATTTTATCTGCATGATTACTTATTTGTAATCTATTTCCAAAAAAATTATCAGATGTATAACCATCTTTTAAAGCTATTTGCTGTATAACGTTTTTATTCTCCTTCCACCCAAGCAAATCACCAACGACTTTCTGATTATCTTTCACGAAGTAAGGAAGCTTTCCGCTCTTGCGCGCCAAGTCCAGTTTCTTAGCATTGCGCTCGCACCATTTAGAAAACTTATCTGGAACGTTTGGTACAAGGTTGGGAGATTGATAAGCTTCGTATTCTTCTTTAGGCATTTTGCGAAGTTTCTTCCACTCATCACTTTTTCTGTCCATTAGAATAGGAGACACTGAACACATGCAGCGAGGATGCCAACCGCGCCACATGAACGTTTTCGGGTAATCGCCAGCCAATTCATCACAAATATCCTCTTCTGGGTGATTTGCAGACAAACGAATGCGAATGCCTAACACAAAAGGCTCACTCTCCCAACGTTTGCAGTTGGAATAGTTGTAAGCCATGTTTGTTTCAGTTATTGTAAGGCGCAAAGCATTTTGACGTGCGGAGCGATACACACCAGTGCCAACCTTTGCAAGATCCTCTTTAATGAAACGCACCTTGCCTTCTTTATCAATTACTCTTCTGCGCCATTCTACAATATCCTTTTTCGTACCGTCAGACATGAGCTGCTTGCGATGATACCTACGATACATCATGTCTGGATTATTAAGATATTGCCTTACTTGTCGGCCAAGACTTTCTGCCGATATGCCTTTGCCGATGCCATTTTCTAACACTTGCGAAACTGCAACTTCAAATTCAGATTTTGTTTGTTGTGTATAATTCCATACGCGGTCAGAAAGATTAAGTCCGTTGTCACGCTTCATACGGCTTTCAATAAAAGCTCGTGCCGTTTCTTTTCGCCAAGCGTCCACTTCCTTACCTTCAAAGCGAGTAAACGCGCTCAGCGCGTTTTGTTGCGTATTAGTGGAGAATAACACGGCTTTTGTTATTCCCTGCTTTATAAGCGATAAAACCGCGTTATTATACGCATCTAAAAGGGCTTGCACCCTATCCTTTTCGGTTGGGGTGCAAGTTTTCGCAATTTTAAAAAGTTCTTCTGGGTTAGCTTCGTTGACAGACTTATTTACCGCCTTGCTCAACTCTGTAATAACATAGTCATGCAACTTGTTGAAATCAGAAGAACTTTGCAACAGAAGTTGAATGATATTCTTAATGTTCATTCTTATTCTTCATTTGGTTCATTGCTTGTTGCCGTGGCAAATAGGTTCATTTTGGCGGCTTCTTCATTCTCTTTCTTTAAGAGTGCTTTTGTGCGTTCAGCATTACGTACCATTGGATTTTCTTCGATGCCTTCTTCTTGTGACATGGTAGCTTTGCCTTGCGTGGAAAGATTGATTAATTGCAACATTTCCATTTCATTCTTCGGAATGTATGGAGAAAAGATAGGTGTTACCCTTAATGAATCGGCAATGCGTTGAGGAGTGGCAAAAACACTCGCAGCAATGCCATTCTTAACAACGTTAAATCTTCGTGTGAACATTTCGCCAAACAATTCTTCTTTCGTTTCGGCTTTTAAGTGTGGGTCAGTAAACATTAAGCGAATGGCAGCACCACTTGTATTATTACCAAGCGTTTTCATATTCTCAAACGAAATATCGGGTGTCTGCGAATACGAAAAGATGATGTTTGTAAGATTTGCCATTTCTTGCCGCATACTTTCAGGTGCTGAGTTCCACGATACGACCTTCATGTCTGTATCACTTCCTTCACCTTGGTAAATACGGCCGACTTCACCCTTTTCCGCAAAACCTTTCATCTTACCTTTGAAGAAATAAGTAGGCGCGCCAAAATAATCATTTACATCACCCCAATTTGAGAGTAATTCTTCAAGTCGTTCAATAACAGGTTGCACACATTCCCATTCTGTTTCTTCTTGGCGATAGTATACAATGGGTATTTTTGTAAATCCATGTGGCTTTGCGCTCATGAGCTGCATGGTTGAACCAGCGTTAGAATACCTATAGAGCATCGTATTCGTATAAACATCGAAATGTATGGTTGTTTGTCCTAACTCGTCTTTAATAACGTATTTGCGCGCAAATCCGTCCATACGATTGTAATCATCAAAATGTGGATAAAGCACATCACCACGAAGCGGAGAAAGCAACATTACTCGGATTTCATTTTGTTGTGTTTCGTCTTGTGAAGGAACAATATACCACAACTCAGCACATTCACAACAACGGAAAAGGTCACGAGCCAACTTTTTATCGAAATAATCAATTTTGTTTTCGTTGAAGATTTCAATTGTTCTATTGTATAATTCTTGCGCCTTGTTATCTATTTCGCCTTTAATATTGTATTTAACGTTATTAGACAACAGAAAACCGACATCGCGTTCGCAGAGTAATCTTTGTGCTGGAACTGCAATACGGCAACGGTTAACGTATTTAGTCTTGTATAATGGCGAACCGTTATTGTCAACCTTATTAGTTTTAACTTTTATAGCTTTTTTCTTTCTGTATTGCGTATCCATAACCTTATGCTTCATAGGGTTATATTCGCTTTCTGTTTGTTCTATCGTTTTGTGAAAGGGTTTTTTATACGATGTAAGTAGTGTGTATATGGTCATCGGATTTCCGATAGCCATGATTTCTTCTATGCTTTTCATTTAGTGCTTTTTAATTTATGTGTTACATGATTGCTAAAAATTCGTCCGCTTCAAGGCCGTTGCTATTCTGTCCAAGTATCTCTTCAAGTACAACATAACGAATGGCGTCTATTGCGTGGTTGTACGCATCAATGGGTTCATTTAGCCATTTACCTTCTTTGTTTTGTCTGTAGGTATAATTTCTGAACTCTTTTAAAACGTTTACACTTCGTTTCGTTACCTTCATTTTGAGTTCTTGCATCTTGTTAATACCAGCCATGATTGAGCCAGAAAATTTGCGTACAGGGTGTATATCAATACCAGCGTTGGATATTTCATCAATTAGACGTGGATCTGCAGACTCGGATATAACCTTTACATCTTCGTGGCACGTTCGATTTGCATTTTTGTGCGTGTTGATAATATCTTCCGCGAGCATTTTTGTTTGGTAACAGATTTCATCAATCCATAATGTATCTCCGTCTATATAGACATCAACAATCGCTGTCGGGTCGTTTGTATAGCCGAAGTCCATACCTCTTCGGTGGTGCTTCTTATGCCACTTCGGAATATCCTCAACTTCTTCTACATTTTCAAAAATCAACCCTTCAACCATTGCTTGCAAGCCAAGTCCATAAATGCGCCATAAGGATGGATTTTTTTCTTTAAGGCTTTCTATCTCGTCAATAACCTTTTGCTCAAGAAATGGATTGTCCTTGTATGTGGAAATAAACCAATATGTGCGTGTTTCCCGATTAACATCACAAATCCAGTGGTCGTCAGGAAAGGATGGATTATAGTCTATGATGGAAAATTCCGTTGTACGCATCTGTAGCTGCTGCCACTCTATATAATTTAATTCGTTGGCTTCATTTACGAAAAGTATTTGGCGCTTAGAACCACGCACTTTCTGTTCATTATCTGTTGAAAAGAATTCAAGCCATGAACCATTGGGAAACTCATAGATAAAGTCGGTTTTGTTCATCGCTTTAGGATCCCACCAGCCAAAATCTTGCATTATCGTTTTGAAATCACGATAAATTGTGCGTTTAATTGATGGCATGCCAGCACGCACAATGGACACTGTCGTTCCTACGATGTTATGGCAACAGACACATAGCCATTGCACGATAGAATAACTCTTTGAACTTCGCGAAGAACCTTGCAGAGAAACCGTTGTAAAGCCGACATCTTTTGCAGCTTGAATGCGTAAAAAGTTTTTTGTAAAGAATACATCATGATACATTTCTAATCTTCAATTTCTCCAAAATCTGAATTTTTATGCTTTCTTTCTTTATTTACTTCTTCAAGGATTTTCTTGTACTCGTCTGTGCTTGTTACTATGTGGAGTTGCAATGGGTCAGATTGGATTTTCGCGACATCTTTTCCGTTCGTTGTCACATCAACCTTTTGCCCGTCAATAAACCTGTGTATGAGTTCAATCGCTCTAAGTTTTGTCTTGTTGTCAACTGAACTGCTTAGCGCAAGGTTGACGAGTTGCAGGTTAATCAATGCTGCATTTGTGGCGTCTGCAGAACTTATGCCCAACTTTTTCAATGCTTGCACGGCATTGCGTTGGTTCGCTGGTATGGGCTGTTCTATCATCATGCGCAACACATCAGCCATAGCACGCTTTTCTCTGCGTGATTTTCCTGAATTGCGGCCACCCTTTCTGCTAAGTTCCCTCTGCACTTCGGGCGGCTGCTTGTTCATCGGGATAAGATTTTGTTCGCCTTTATTTCGCATATTATTTGCTTAACAGGTTTAAAAATTCGTTCCTTAATTGCGCATCAGTCTTAAAAATGCCAGTGAGATAGGAGGACTTCATTTTTCCTTTTTTCTTCGCACCTCTCATAGATTTACATAGATGTTCACCTTCCATGATGAGAGCAATACCAAGAGGTGGATTTTCTGTACCCAATGATTCCGCAAGCATGGTTACAACATCATGAACAAGTCTCTCTTGTATCTGTAAACGTGCTGCACAATAATCAACGACACGTCCGATTTTAGAGATACCAAGAATACGTCCGTTAGGATTGGGGATATACGCAAACCAATATCTACCGAAGAAAGGCATCATGTGATGCTCACACATAGAATAAAAATCGCCCTCATCAATAACCATGTTATCATACACGATACCATCTTTACCATTTTCAAAGGTTGTTATTCGTGGCTTTTGTTCAGCATCATATCCTCTGAATATCTCAGCAAACATACGTGCTATTCTGTCAGGAGTACCTTGAAGCCCTGCACGTTCTGGGTTATCGCCAATCAAGGATAATAATGCCTTTAAATGGCCTTCAATTTGCTTTTTTTTATTCATCTTACATTGAGTATTTTTTGAGTTTGAAGAGATATTGCCCATTTAGGGTGAGCAAGACAATAATCTATAGCACCTTTTACATTTGCAGAAGTCTGTTCCATATCCTTCATGTCGCAAGGCTGCAAATAATATCGTGTAGCATCAATATCTTTATACTTTTCCATTGAAGTTTTATTAGCGTCATAAACGACCTTTAATTCGTCTATATGGTCTAATACGACTTTGGCATGATTACAGTATTCAAACTTGGGAGAACATGTAACCCAATTAGCAAGAGATAGAGCTTCATTAGCACGTGTGCCATTTGTTTCAACGTGAATAAACTTTCCGTTATCAAGCAACATCAGCATAAATTCTTCTGTTATCTGTAAAGAAGGTTCTCCACCCGTCAAAATAACGTGATTTGATGGATATTTTGCGATTTCTCGCATTATCTCTTCATTGGTATAATCTTTATAAGGTTCGTGATTTGTATCGCAAAATGCGCATTTTAAATTACATCCAGCGAAACGAACGAAAACGCAAGGTGTTCCAGTATAAGCACCTTCGCCTTGAATTGAATAGAAAATTTCGTTTATACGCATAGCTTTTACTTTTCGTAAGTTGCAATATTACCTTCACTCTCTTGCACTGTAGCTTTATAGCACGTTGGAATCTGTTCTACAATCCATCGTGCAATATTTTCAGCGGTCGGATTGAAAGGCAATAAATCGTTGAAATTACCATGGTCAAGATAACTATGAATTTTATTCTTGACATGCTTAAAATCAATAACCATGCCATCAGCATTGAGCTTTTCCGCCTTGCAGAAAACCGTCACAATCCAGTTGTGTCCGTGCAAATTCTCACATTTACTCTCGTAAGAAAGATTGAGGTGATGACAGCCTGCAATCTCCATTCTTTTTGAAACGTAGTACATCTTACAAACCTTTAAACCATCTATCGAATATGATATTATTATCGTTTACAGTTGGCGATGTTTGACAATTCTTTCCTTGCATTGCATCATCAACCATTTTAACACACTCATCAAAATTACTATATCTATATCGCTTATCGAATTGTTCTATATATGCAAGACGATTAGGCAGAATTGGTATACAACCGAGTGCCACAGCTTCTTGCACACCATAACCGAAATTTTCTTGCAGAGCAAAGCTGACAACAACCTTTGCTCGGGAAAGAACCTTGTAGTATTCATCTTTACTAAGGTTTTCTTTTTGAGTATTGATATACCTATAGTGTGGCAATCGCTCTTGCAACAAGTCAAAAAGATATGGTTGCTTTTCGTCTACGTTCCTTCCGTTAAAGACTATAAGATTGTCTTTGTGCTCATTATTTCGATATACAGATATACCCTTAAAATCTAATGGCAATCCCGTTACCACTATTTTGTTGGCATCAACATATCTTTTGCTTGCAACATCTTCTTTAATGAAGTTACTGCCAACATAAATTTCTTCGCATATATCAAACAGACTCTCTTCAAAGCCCTTGTAAACACGCTCCATTTTGCGGACGAAGTCTGTGTCCGTAAAACTTCCCGCATGAAGAATACCTCTTACTTTAATGTTGTAGTTAGAAAAGAAATTAAGATAAGGAATAGCGAGTAATGAAAAGTTCCATATATCAGAAACGAAAATTGTTTCATCTTTTCTGATTTCTTCGTTAAGTAACAATTCAATAAACTTTTGAAATTGATACATCTGGCGAAATACAGTATTGTCTGCATCTAAAAAACTACCATGATGTATTTCGTTAGAAAAAACCTTAGGTTCGATATAACGAAAATCAATCTTTTTATCTCGCAAATATTGCAAGATGTCCCTATCAAGATGCGTTGTGTAACGCTGTTCTATGTGTTCAAGTGGAAAGTAGATCATAATTTTCTATCAGTTTATCAGATGTTATCAATGATTTTTAATTACTTCAGCACCATTTTCGTTATCTTCTAATACTGAGCAATAGTTGAGAGAAAATTTTTTAATTAGTTTTTCAGCTATCATCTCACACGACAAAGACTTAAAATCGCATGGGTTGCCATAGATATGGCTGAGGTAATCTATTATCTTTCTTTTAAAGGAGATAATTTCAATTTGCCTATCATTATCTTGAACTTCTTTTTTGGCGCATATATAAAACATGTGCCGATGTGGAAATTTTAGAAAATCTACACCCGCGAGGTTACATTTAGACCAATTGTGCGTACCTTCTATTACCAAGTTTACAATTATATTTGTCATTGTTATCACTGTATCTTTTTAAATTCATTATAACTCAAGTTGTTGATATTTTCTTTTACATACAAAATTTTTGCTAAATCCATATACGAGCTTACCGCGAGAAACAACCTCAAACCTCTCTTGTAACAAAAATTCTGGTATTCGAGGTATGCCATGATAGACATCAAGCTTTGTATGTTAACATTTCCGCTATGATTCGATTTACAAAGGAAATCGGACAGTGTTATACCACATTTCTCAAACATGAATAATAGTTTGGGTGGAACTTTAGTATTTTTTCGAATACTCTTAATATCGGTGCTTTTTAACCCGTCTTTGAAAAAGCTAAAGCTTCCATACCTTAATGCGCCTATTTTCCATGAGCTACTATCTACGCTACTCAGTGGCAGTTGCAACATATTAGGATATGTAACATAGGCTAATCCATGTATTTGTGCTTTGCATTTGCTTTCTTTGTAAGCAGTTTGAAACCTTTTTATCATCCAAGGCCCTTTAGTTGTAGCTCCTCCAGCAACGCAACAATCTGGATTATTATCAATCGCATAACGAAAATAATCCATATCATTATCGTACATAGTTAAGACAAACATAGGGTTTAATCCTTGCCTGAGCATTTCTTCGTAATTCGCCTTACTTTTACTTTCGTTACCGACGACATCTAACATTACGTATTTCTCGCATTCGTTTTTATGCCTTTGAAGAAATTTGCAGTAATTATTGAGGGTTAGAAAATCAAAATTACTTTTAGCATTATGTTTCGTAAAAGCACCACTATCAATCATTAAATTTATCTTGCCTTTTCGATGCAGGTCAAATGCGAGTTCTTCAAACCGTTTATCATTACCTAAATACGCATAACTTGCAAGTATGTTGAGCGAAGTGTCATTTGAGTATGCACCCATAACTGTCTGTAATAGCTTTAATTTCTTCTTTGATAATTTCTTCCTTTTCTTTAATTTCGATAGGAATTTCAATCACGATTTTTAAAGGCTTTTCAAGAGAAGGTGCTTCTAAATCGTCTTCGATAGGAGGTAAATTATCGAAAGAATGACCATCATCTAAGAAATCACACTCCAGTCCGAAATCCTGCAACTCTTCCACGTCCCACTCATTGCCGAGCAAATCCCAATCGTTTTGTCCGAATGCAATGTTGTCCTTCTGGATATACGCGCGGAGTTTCTTGGCGTCTGTTTCGGCTGGCAACACCTTAACAGGCGCATCTTTGTAGCCAAGTTCTTTCATGGCTCGGTAACGCATATTGCCAAGTATAACAACAAGTTCTCCGTTGTTGTCATAAGCAACGAGTTCACGAAGATTTAGCATTTCAGGGTCATCTTCTATTGACTTTTTAAGCGCCGCAAAACGTTCATCTTTGATGAAGCGAGGGTTTTTCGGCACATCTTTAATTTGCCCAGTGTTAAGATGTAATTTTGATAATGGTATCTGCTTTGTTTCCATATTTAGTAGTTTTGGATTACTGCAATATTAGAAAATCCGCTGACAAGTTTTTATCTCGCCAGCGGATTATCCAAACATTACACTTCTTTTATTGCAATTTTGTATAAATAGAGCATTAATTTTCGTTTTATTATGTAGGCAGCATGCCTACTTGTTATCGCACTTTTTGTGTCTTCAACGACTTGTTTTCCGTCTTGTTCATACATAAAATCTGCAATATACGTACATGCACGTTCTTTAAGTTTTCCGTCCTCGTATTGTGAAGGTAACAATCTAAACGTTACTTGCCTTTTCAGATTTTTGATTTTACCGCACTTTACAAGCGAAAGTAAGTAAATGTATCGTTTAAACTCTTTTACGCTGTCAAATCGTCCGAAAACGTTGTTTACAACCTTGTTTCTGTATTTTGCGCGGCCTTGCTTCGTCCTTGGTTCGTTCTTATAGCTCATCTGTTGTCGCCCTCCCCGACGACAACACCTCTGTTTTTGCGGCTTGTAAGTTTGTGGATATTCAGATGCGCAGTAGCTTCGAGTCGTTTGTTAAGAACGGAGTGTAACCCAGCGAGCATCCATAGCACATCACCACTTTCCTTTGTAATGTTGTCCATTAGCTCAAAAAGTTCTTCATTAACGTTATCCTCGTCAAAGGTGAGGTCAGGCTTTAGCAGTCCTTTGCGCACTGCTTTTGCAAGCTTTCCTGTAAGTTCTCCTACTTCCTCGTTAAGGCCGAGTATCATGTATGGTAAATTGTTACTCTCCTTTGTACAGAAAGTCATTGCAAGTTCTTGGTATTCGTCGAATGTCATAATGTTTATACTTTATCGAAGTGTTGTATTTTTAGTTACTGATTTGCTATGTGTGAAGCCATTACACGCGGTGCGCACAGAGTTGGAAAAGAATTTCGGGCATCTGCCCTTGGAGAACCTCACGCGCCCTTTGTTGCGGTGTTCTTTGCATCAGCTAAATTCTTATAATGTTCGATAATGTGCCCAAATTCTCTGTAAGCCTCGCTGCGGCCCTTGTAGAAGCCATGTTCTTTGCCAGCAATGTATGCCATGTACGCACCATAAACGAACCCAACAGCAGTAGAAATTATTGTTATCATGCCTTGCCCTCCTCTTCTTTGTCCTTAGCAAAAAGCTTGTATGCGCGCTTCATCTCAGCGTCAAGGTAGGCTTTCTCCTCCTCCTTGTTCATAAGACCTCGCACATACTTCATATCTCGGTCGTACATCTTCATGGTGTCAGGAATATAGGTCACACTCCTGTATTTTTTCGTATAGAGCATGGCGTGTAAGCACAACTCATCAAGTGCCCAATAGCAATGTTCAAAATCCGTATGGTCAGAGTTCTGTATGGCATTATCAAGCACTGCATACAGATCTTTCAGATACTCTACTAAAAGTCTCGTCATGATTTATTCGTTTGAACTGGTTATAACTAATTCTACATCTGTCATATCGTTTTATGTTTAATCATTATCGGGCAGTCGCGCCCGTTCGGCCTTGTGAAATAGCAACCCTTGTGAATGTTGCTTTTATCATGTTCTGTATGCGACAGTGCAAAGCGCAAACAAGCCTTGCGCTCCTTGCAGCTTTGCCCGTCACATGATTTAATCTTGCCCATATCCGTCAAGCTCTTTTATCAGTTCTTTGTAGCTCTTGGTGGTGCCTATCAAGCGTTCGGTAATTTTGGAGAGTGGTAGTTTGAAGTCCCACAGAATGTCTCCACTACAACAATTACTACTATCATAGAATGTTACTTGTTGCTTGTTAGCAGCACAAACTCTTACTTTCCAATGGTCATAAATTGATTCTCTCACCAAACAAGGTTGCCACTTTTGCGGCACAAAGTTGGAGTAGTCGCGGTAGTAGGTGGGGACTTCGATTTGGAGGTCATGGTCTGTTTCTTCTGTAAGAAGAATCATACCAGTATTTCTAAACGCGAACACGCCTTCACTCCCGTCTTTATTCTCCACAAGCGCAATTATGTTTTTAGGAGGGTCAAAAATATCTTCATTTTCCTTTCTGTCAAAGCAAATAATTCTTGCTTGGCGTCCGTCTCGCGTAACGATGTGCCCTTTAACCTCCACGTTCGTTATTTTCTTTGCAAGTTCAAGGTTGAAGGGTACTCTCTTAAATGTTGTTCGTGTCATTCTTCTGGTTTTTTTGTTGTTCCAAGTAAATGTTCGTTACCATCGTAGGGAATGCACTGGTGCCACCATGAGTTAATGCAATTATAATAACCGTGCTCGTTCATGTTACTAAAAAAGTCACACTTCCATTCGTTATCATTATAATCTCGCACAAGCACTTTGTCGAATGGCTTGAACTGAGGTTTGGTTTCTTTGTCAGTCGCTCCGAACTTACTCCAATCGCGTTGGTCTTTTGATGGGAAAAGTACACATTCCGCGTCAGGATACCTTGCCATATATTTACCATCGCTTTGAAAAGACTCCTCAGCTCCAAAGTCTATCATACAAGTAATAGAATGTTTATCAACGCGAAGCAATTCCACTTCTCCGAAGATTGAGCTATACAATTTCGTCCCTTTCGGGCAATTCTTCAAAATTTCTGCAATATTCATTGTTTCTTGTTTTTTATTGTAAGACCTTAGCCATTTATGTTTTCTAATCCAATTCATAAGCCACCGCTTTTGCTTTTCGGTAGCAGGATAGCAACTTGTTATGAATCCGTAATGACAAGTGTACGGTTCATATTGTAGTCGTCCACGAGCATTGTCTGCATAGGCCTCATAATAAACTTCTCCTTCTGCGCCAATGTGATGAATTTTGATGAGCGTGTCGTCTGACGCATGAACAATGTCTCCACGATTTACCATGCTGGCTTCAAGCCTAAAACAGAACTGCCTACGAAGAAAAGCATCTTGCTTAATATATGCTTCCATTTCCTCTTTAGAATGCGTGCCTTCCCAAAGGAAATCAGTGTGACAACCATCGCGTGCGTCATCAACCGACCGAGGAACTGCATACACAGACCACTCAGAGCCGAATAATTTTGCTTGACTATAAGTGCCATATTTTCTTATCCAAATAAGCATAGCACCATCGAAACGCGCCCAATCGTCACTTTTTACATCAGGCAAATCTGAATTGATAGGAAGAGCATAATGCCTAGCACAACCATTCGTTCCGAAATAGAACATTCGTTGTTTCTTTTCCATATTGTTTTGAGGTTGGTCTTTTACTTTAATTCCGTAGTATTGGAAAAATAAATCTTCAAATTGTTTTGCTGCGTATAGCGCTGCTTCTTCGCTGTTAAAGCATAAGGGTAAACCACAACTCGTAGTCGCATGCGCACCACGTTCACTCGCAATCGCACAGCGGACACCCGCACTCTCCGTATAAGTCGCATCAGCACAGGAGAGGAGCTGTCTAATACCCTTTCTCTGCTTCACCTCCTCACTCTTGCGCTCCATTTCTTCCTTGGAGTAGAGTACCCAGTAAGGGTAATAGCTCAAGCCATCTTCATCACGCCACTTGTCATTGTTCATAGCTTTTTGAATTATGAGTAACTTGTAGAGTGCGTTTGCTTGCAAGAATGCCGAGGCAACGCCAAATGATTCTACAGTGAGAGCTTCTGCAGGAAGCCCCAACCGCTTGCAAGCGTCCTCAAAAGTTTTTATTTCGTGAAAGTCAAATACTTTGTTATCCATTGTTGTTCTTTTCTCTACCATGTTTTTTCTAATAATTCATCATAAGACATTCTTGTACCAAGTAGCTTGATTGTTAGATTGCTGATTGGAAGGCATTCAGCAAAAAATTTATTCTCTCCAGCAACAGATATTATTCCAAATCCTTTTGCAGTTCTCTCACCTGTTGCAACACGTGCAATCCACATATCGGTGATTAAATCTCTCACCAAAACAGATTGACATTTTTGTGGCTCAAAGTTGGAATAATCGTTGTATGATGTGGGTACATAAAGGCAAATGTCATCTTTATCTCCTTTTAATAAATTTAAAAAGTAACCTTTTTCTGTAAATGTACAAATTAATTCTTGTCCGTTGTTATGTAACACGGCAACTGCAATAGGATAAGAACATTTTAGGTCGAAACAAAGGATACGTACAGGTTGACCATAACCTGTCATTATTTTAGCTCCTTTGATTTTCCCATCTGTAATTTTCTTCGCCAGTTCAATATTGAAAGGCACGCGCTTTAGTCTTATTTCCATTTTGTTAGTTTATCTGTTTAACTCGTCAGCAAGGATGCTCTCCACGTATTTAACCACGCGTTCGTATTCTCTTCCGCTTTCTTCGCTATCAGCATAAGCTTTCTTTATTAGCTCTTTACCATTGCCATAAAAGCAGCCTACCTTCCACATCTTATTACTACGTGTCCACGTGAAATATCGTCCACTGCTCCACCAATTTTTGAATACAATGTAATCGCTATTTTTATAGACCTTAGCATCTCCACGGACCTCAGCTTTGCCATAGACATCAGCATCTCCACGGACCTTAACATAGTCACAGACAAAAGCATTTCCATAGACACCAGCATCTCCACAGACCTCAGCATTGCCACAGACCTCAGCATCTCCACGGACCTCAGCATAGTCAAAGACCTCAGCATTGTCATAGACCTCAGCATTCTCATAGACCTTAGCGTTGCCATAGACCTTAGCATTGTCATAGACCTCAGCATTCTCAAAGACCTCAGCATAGTTATAGACCTCAGCATCGCCACAGACCTTAGCATCGAAATAAACCACAGCATAGCCATAGACCTTAGCATCGCAAAAGACATTAGCATTGCCACAGACCCTCGCATTGTCATAGACCTCAGCATAGTCAAAGACCTTAGCATTTCCATAGACAGAAGCATTGCCACAGACCTTAGCATTGCCAAAGACCTCAGCATCGCCACAGACCTCAGCATTGCCACAGACATTAGCATCGCCACGGACCTCAGCTTTGCCACAGACCTTAGCATTACCATAGACCCAAGCGTTGCCAAGTTGTGAGAGATTATTCTCGGATTGCACGAACCCTCCTTTATCGCCAGTCTTCACATCTGAAAAATCCATTAAAGCTTCAATGCGATAAAGAATAAATCCATCGCATCCTGTTGTTTCGCTCGTTAATTTGTACTTTTTCATTTTGATAGATGATTTCTTTTGTAATTATTAATTTGCTGAATGTCGCTTTCTGTGAGTATTGAGCTATCGTAAGCATCAATCTCGTAAAGGTGCGCTGCAACGGTACGCGGAAACATTAGCTTACCGTCCCATTTGCGCCTTGTCCATACACTAACCTTGCTTGATATTGTAGTCATGTTCTGCAATCATCTTTTTAAGTTGTTCTCGGTTATGCTCGGTAATGGCTTCGTATCTTCGGCCATCGTCATAGCCCTCGGTACGGCCCTTCGCGTAACCTTCGCTGTAGCCGCGCTCACGGCCTATTGTGTAGCCTTCTTTCCAACGCGATTGGCGAAGGCGCGCCACTTCGTCGGCCATTGCCTCTTCGGCTCGGTAGCGTCCGAGCTTATACGTGAACCGTAGCACGACATATATGGTTGTGGAGTAAAGAAGGGCGTAAAAAAGAATAGTCAGTACGTCTTTTAACATGGGTATCATCGTTTATTGTTCTTTTTGCAGTTCGTCTAAGAGGTTTTGAGCGCAAGCACGCGCCCACCACGTTTCATTGTTGTTGATTTCGACTGCACGAAATGTTTTAATTGTAATCCAGCCGAACCATTCACGGCCTTGCACGAACACGTTCAATATGCCGTCAATAATTTTTTCTTTTATTCTGAATGAGGTCATAACTTATTGTGTGAAAGTTTTTCGTAAATGTGAATTTCTGATTTCATGCGCTTTAAGAAGTTGCGCACCATTTGTTGCCGTTCGTCCTTGTCTCCTACGCGGTCAACCATGAGCAGTAAAACATCTGCAAAGAAGTCGCTATCTTCGCAAGCGGTTTCCACATTTGGCACGTTATACATTTGTCGCGAGACTTCTTGCCATGCTCTACGCGCTAAACGTGTCTGCTCTACAGCTCGTTTCCACTTCTGCTTTTCTTCGCGTTTAAAGTCCATGCCTAAACTTCTGACACGGCTATAAGCGTCTAACAAAAATGTGTCTGTTACATCAGCCATGAGAAACGCAACATTGGTAAGAATGCGCAACTCATTAGGAATCTGATTAGTGGGTGCTAATTGCTCTTTCATAGTTTGTAAATAACTTTCGTGTATCTCATCTAAAGGGGTGAAATGTGAAACCTACCTTGCGTGCCTTGTTTTCGACTTCAAGATTTCTTCTCGTGTCATCTGTGTAATAGAACACAAGAGAAATTTTTGCAGTTTCGGGTATATAATGCCTTCGCTTCATTGCTGTACGATACCATTTTCGTTTTGCGCTATAAGGCTCACGGAATCGAATCCTTGTTCTTTGGCTATCACCATTTAACAATCTTATGTATTCCATTCGTCTTGTTCTTCTAACCTTTTCTTGTATAGTCTGCATCATTTCCTGCCACTTTTTCGTTTTATGGAAATTTCTGCCTCCAGCAAGGAATTTTTCAAAATCACTTTGTGATACGCATTTTGCAGCATGTCGGCAACATTGACTGATATATGCAGCATCTTTCTTTAGTCCCAATGTTTGTGCAAATTTTACTACCGCTCTCTTTGAGCAACCTAAATTCTGAGCTATTGTATCGTTATCTGTTATTGGGAAATACTTCCTGAAATACGCTTCGCCCTGTTTGGTTAAGACAAATCTTTTGTAGGGGTTGTCATTCGTTATGTAGAGTTTGTTGAATTTATTCATTTTTCTGTTTAAAAACGTACCCTAACTTCGTATAGGTTTTTTCTGTTTTTGTTGAACGTTTTGTTTCGTTGTTGTAGTAGATTATATTGCTATTACAATCAGTTTCGTACCCTTTAAGGCGCAAATAATAAAGCCTACGCGCTTTTTGCCTACATTCGCGAGGAGACATCAATGTGAGAATTTTTCTCGTTTTACGTGGCAAGTTATACTTGATTCTCAATTTTTCAAGTTTTACCATATTGCGAATGCTTTGCTTCATGCGTTCCTTTGCCGTTTCTGTATGCAAGTGTTTCGCATTTCGCTTACCTTGTTGGCTCTTGATATGCATAAGTAAATCTTCGTTTTTTTTTAATTTTAGTTTTGCCGCTTTATTGCGTATCGCGTGAGCTGGCATATCAAGCAAAATGACAAGTTCTTCCATTGTACATTCTGGATAGCATCTTATCAATGCTTGTTCTTGTTCTTTTGTCCAATTCATTTTTTTGCATTTTTAGGCGTTCATTTTTGTTTAACCTTATAACTTATGCGTATGCAATATGAAATTGCGTTAGGCTTAAAATAAAGGCAGTTTTACGCGTTGTTTTGCATTTGTTTCCATTCTTGAATTGACAAACCTTGTTCGAAATAAGGTTTATATCGTTTCCATTCTTCGATATTCATCGTTTCGGCACTTTCGCGTTCTTTTGCTTCTGCTTGTCTTTTTCGTTCTTGCTCTTCTGTTTCGTGTTGTTCGATTATTTTCGCTCTATCGCGCAGAAACATTCTGAGTGAAGATGTTATTACAAGTGGGTCAACCGCGCCATAAAAACGCTCGTACCTTCCTCCTTTGATGTAAGCAAAAAAAAGAAGTATCTCTGACATTTTTAAATAGAAGAAATCCGAAAGAATAACTCTTGCAGTATCTACAATTTGAAATGTAGTGAGTTTATTTTTAACCCCTGTATATTCCGAAAAATCTTTGATCTGTATTGCAAGCCACAATTCAGCTTTGTTGTTTCCAAATATGCGTTTAAAATCAACAAGCGTTGGACTATTACCTGTAACACAACGTTCTTTCTGTATCGCACATGTCGCTTGCATACTGGGGTTATAACTCGTCATAAGTTGTTCAGCCGTCTTGTACTGAGAAAGGAAGTTCATCTGTTTGGTCGTCAGAGAGCATTTTTCTTCTTGCGTATTCGGCAAACTCTGCATCGCGCTTTTGCCGTTCAAGTTCATCTTGACTAAGTCGGTTGTAATTGCTTGCATGATTATTCTGTCTTAGGTTAATTCTCAACCAATTGCAAAAGTGAGTTTTGACATCGGCAGTGCCGTTATGGTTCTTTTGGCCATTCATTATGCAATTCGTTTCGAAATCGTTTGTTTTCTGGATTACGTCCATTTTCGTTAAATGGAATTGAATCGCAACTATTTCTAACCACGAGTTATCGTGCCGTAACTCTTCAACTTCATTTCTTAAAAACGAAAAATCATCTTCTTTCGATGTCGGTGATGACGATGACGATGCCATAGATGATGATTCATCATCATCGTCATTTTTATTCTTGTTCTTGTTTTTATTCTTGTTTTTATTTTTATTATTGCATTGCTCTGCATTGCTTTGCATTACATCTGTATCCATTTGCATGCAAGTGCATTCATTTGCATTCTTATCTGTTTTATTGCATTGCTCTGCATTGCTTTGCATTATTTCGCATCGCTTTGTATGTATTTCATTTCCTTTTTGCCACCTTTTATTTGCTGCATTTCTTCGTTTTACTATAAATTCTTCCTGTTTTATCCTATCGTTATCAATCGCAATGCGAATATTGTCCATTAACGATTCAAGATAGTAAGCCATTTCGTCTGTTTCAAGTCCAAAAGCATACTTGCAAATCGCTTCATACATTTGCAATTTTTCTTCGGGTGGTAAACGCTGTAATTGCGTATGCCAGCGTTCGTAAAACACGAAACATTGTTCTTTATTCTTCATTGTTTTGTTTTTAAAAAGGCAGCAACACGGAACTTAAAGCGAAAGGAGGAAAGAATGATACATCGTCATGTATCGACAGAAATACCATGCTGCTACCTTTTGTTGTTAGTTATTAAGTAGACTGTTCACTACTGTTTCGATATACGCTTCTGCCGCAATTATATTGCGCTTTCTGCGCTTCTTGAACGCGTGTGTTATATTTTCTATATACATCATAATTCACGCTGTTTTAACAAATTCTCAATCTGTGAGCGCATGACCAGTACATTGCGCCCAACCTGAGAACACTGAATGTTGAATTTTTTGCGGTAGCTTACCCATGTGTTCGGAGTTATACCGAGCATCTTGCAAGCTTCCTTTGTCCCTATCCACTCGTCTTGTGGCTTAAGACGTTCTTCAACTCGTTCAAGTATTGATACAACACGCTGCCAGTCTTCCAGCGGTATTGATACGAATGTCTGTGTCATGGCTCATTGATTATTAGTTTGCATTCATTATTTTATCAACAAGACTGCAAACGTATTTGTCCGCTTTTATTACCTTGTCATTCAGCTCTCGTATAACGTCCTCGTCACGCACAATTTCGAGCGAATACAATGGCTTTCGCATGAATGGGTTGTACACTACGAAGTACGTTTTAGTTGCTCCTGTGACAGCCATGTGAGCGAAGCACTGCCAATAGTAGTTCGCTTCTGCTTTCTTCAGTCCAGCAAGTTTTTCCTCGTAAGTGTCTTGTGTGAATACATTCTTGACGAACTTGATGAAATTTTGCGCTAACGGGCATTTAATCTCAATCGCGTAGAAGGCTTTTGCTTCGTTGTCGTAGTACATTCTGTCAGGCGAGCTTGAGAAGTTCGGCAGACTATCGCTCTTGACTGATGGTGGCTCGTCTAACTCAATCGGTGTGTTAGAACCATCGCCATACTTCTTGTTGTAGGTCTTAGCGAATAGATGTGCTGCTTCACCTTCCATTGTGTGTCCCCAATCAAGTATTTTGCTATGTACTTCTGTGATTGATAAATACTCACCGAAAAGGTCATCGTTTTGCACAACGATAGGATTTAATGTGCGCTCAAATGCAATTACATTCAGGTAAGACTGAGCAGTTGTTGTCCACTCTTCTGATTTACTTCGCGGTGTCCCCATAATGTTGCCAACCGCACTACCTGTTATATAGCCCAATCGCGAGCGATACCATTCTATGTTATTCTGATTGTTGTTGTCGTACATCGTTATTCGTTTTAAAGTCATGTATTGAAATTCTGTTACCACTTCGTATTATAGTTGGTAAAACAGTCTGTAAATATGATTTTGGAATACTAACTGCTTTAGTAAAACCTTTATCACTTGTATGGGTCTCGATGTTGTCCAGCACTTGTGCAAGTATTTCGGCATCTTGTTCGTATGCCTCATAATAAGCGCCATAGTTAACAAGTAATATTACTTCGTTATGTTCCTTTTTTAGCATTTGCCATTCTTCTATTCCGAATGGCTTTTGCTCTTTTTGTTCTTGCTGTGCCTTTTGCGCTTGTTCAGCAACCGCTGTTAAAGAAGTCCGTCCAATTTCGTCTGTCGGTACATCAACAACTTGCTTTGGATTTTCGCGTACCTCAACAACTTCTGCATATTGGTCGTTGATTTCTTCTGTTGTCATCAGTCCCATGCTGATTTCGGGACAATACACGCGTTGCCAAAATGCAGCGGCTCTGTATCGTAACATTTGACTTGGCATTGTTAGCCACTTGCTACCTGTCTTTGTGGTCCAGCCTTCTGCTTTTGCCATTTTCATGGTAATCCAATCACCGCAAAGTGGTTCTTTGTGTTTCGTGTCTGCTGCTTCATAAGCAATTGCACGACAACCATATTCATCTGTGCCTTCTTCGCCTTTAAATTCGTAACGCAATGGCGAAAAACGTTTGCTCGCGTTGATACACGCAATCAAAAACTTGCTACTGAATGAGGGTTGCCCATGTACGATATACAAGTTCTGCATCACCATGAGTGGATTAGCTTGCATACGTGTTGCCATCTCAAGTGCAATCGTGCAGTTAGCGATTACTGATTGTGCATCAAGTGGCTGCTTGTTCTTAAACTTGTAAGAGTCGGGGATAAAAGAAGAAACAGCATACATACGTGCAATTCGCATAGTAGCTTCGAATTGCTTAACTTGCTGCCCGATAGGAGTTAAATCAAAATCGGCCTCTCTTTTAATTTGCAAGAGCTTTATTTCTTGCTCTTGCTGTGTTGTTTGTACTACAGGATTGTCCATTTTGTTTTGTTTTTTTGAGTGGTTAATACATTTGTGCCAACCGAAGGAATCGAACCCTCGAACGCGATAAATAAGCAACATTACTAACTTTAAACTCAATCATGGATTTTGCGTTGAACCTTCGTTGACTTTTGCTCCTTTTGGAGCAATGGATTACAACTTTATTTCAATTTCGATGCATTCTCCAATTTTGAGAAGATTGTTATCAAACATTCTTGTTAATTCGTAATTTGTGTAAGCCGTTTTAGGATAAAATTCATTCGTTTTTTTATCCCAAATGGGTTTACTATCAAACAAGAACATGCCGCCAGTATCTTTTGCTAAGAATAGTTTCATATTTCCATTGTTTGTTGTTTGCTTTTAGTTTTGTAAATGCCATGTCTTGTTAAGATCTGGCGCACTCCTTGACCTGTTATGCCTTGTTTGTCGGCAACGTACACCATGCATCGCCATGCCGATACTTCTGGGTGTTCCTTCTTAACAGAAAGATATTCATTGATAACCTTTTTATGCATGGCTTCTGTCTTCAGTTGATTATCCGTTTTTAATCTTGCACTCATAATTAATCTTCTTTTAAAATGTTTTTAATAAAATCCTGAATTACATCGGGCAATAACTTCTCGTTATACATCGCAATACCAATCGCATAAGAAGCTATATAAACAGGTATTGAAAGTGTACATATAACTTTATGTATTGATTGATATCCGTTACATACGTTGCCTATGTAGAGCATTGTTGTTGCTGTTGCAAATAGCAACAAAACAACTGTCATGTTAACCCATTTCATAATTGGTTGTAAAAGATTTTTATCTGTACTTTGATTAATATTCAATTACGTAAAATTTAGTAGCGTCATCATCAAGCAACCACATAGCTATGTCATCGCAAGTGTCTTTAGTAAGATATTCTTGTGGGATACCATAGCTGCAACGTTGAAGCTCGTCAAGTATAACACCTACGATTTCGTCTTGCCCAATGTTGCTAATGTTTTCTTCTTCTTCGGACGAAATAGCGAAGGTTTTAACTTCGTCATCGTTTCTTTGTAATGTTAAGTTTGCCATTTTCTTTGAGTTTTATTATTTGTGATTGCGAGCGGAATCGAACCGCTTAATGTCCTAATATTCAACTTGTCGGCTAACTACAAAGCTATATCTATGGCCTATCCATTTAACCACCTATCGCAATCTTTTGTGTAGCTATTCTCCCGAACCGCGTACACACAACACATTTAGTATGAATTTTGGAACAAAAATTTAATCGTTACTTCTTGTTAGAAAATAATTTTGTTAAAGTAATTGTAATCACCTTTTGCAAAAAAGGTAGCAACTTTCTTCGCTGCGGTTTTTGTTAAAAATATTGGGTTGAGACCAATTCTCACGTATTCAACGTCTTGTGAAATGTATTCCATTGCGGTTGCGTTATCCATTGCTTGCAACTTTGCAGCTTTATCGTTAGCAATGATTACGTTCATATTTAAGTTGAAGTACTTACTAATTAATGTAGCTTTCATTTTGATTAAGTTTTTAATTTGTTGTTAGTAATGTTTGCTTACATAAGTTTAATGCTTATATTTGCAATATGTTTTGTAACAAGTTTAGTAACTTGTTTTAAAACACATTGCAAATGTATAATTAAAAAGATTATATTGCAACAGAAAACATAATTATTTTTGTTATACGCTTATTTTTTAATATCTATTAATACGTAATGCAATCCTATATCTCGCAAAATCGTAGATATATTTATATTTGTCACATAAAATTGTACGTTAATTATGAATACAAGATTAGAACTTCTATACAAGTCAACTCAAGCGGAAAAGAATGTTTGTCGCGTTTTGGGTAATCTCGGTATTGATTATATTCGTCAATACAAGATAAAAACACCGTGTAAAACCTACTATATAGATGTTTTTATTCCGTATTTGCGGCTTGCAATCGAAGTAGACGGTAAATACCATTATACAGACAAGCAAAAGCGATTAGACGCGAACAGAAGCGCATGCATACGCAAGCAAGGAATATCAATTTATAGGATAAGTAATAGGGATGCTGCCTACCCTAAAAAGGTTATTCAATTAATTAAACGATATAAAAAGGCGCAAAAACGCTGATTTTTCGCTTTTTGATTTTGAGATGCAAAATGCGAATGAATAAATTTGTTTCAAACAAATTTTTATTTCATGAAGAAAAAGCTAATCAATTTGTTGAAAACCTCATATTCTGATAAGGGTTTCAACGCAACCGAACTTGAGGGTATTGCCGACTTACTTATTACGAGCAACAACCTCAAAGATGAATCAACGGACGAAGAATTAAGTAACGCTGTTAGCGGTGCATCATCGTACGTTAATCTATTGCAAAAGGTTGGTAATCGTTATGCTTCACAAGTAGAAAGCAAGTATCAGGGTTACGTAAAGCCAGAACCGCCAGAACCTCCCAAAAAACCAATTGAAGAGCCAGCTACGCTAACCAAAGAACAAGTTGCTGAAATGCTAAGAACAGGTATCGAAGATGCGCTAAAACCTTATAAAGAAGCAGAGACACAAAAGCGTCTTGATAGCGTTTTACGCTCACAAGACAAGTTAAAAAGCATTCCAGAAAAATTTGTTTCGCGATACAAACTTGATAAAGAAGAAAACGCTGAAACATTAGCGACTCAGATTGAACAAGAGTACGCAGAAGAACGCAAAGCTATTCTTGAATCAATGGGCATTGCTGATATTCCTAACACTGGTATAGGAGGAACAGGTTCAGAGGACGATTTTGCTGCGAAAATGAAAGAAGCGCAACAAGCTCTTGCACCAAAAGAATAAACTTTGCATAGGCGCACTTATTATTAACACATATAAGAAAACACGAAAAAACGATGATGTACAAAGAAACAAAGCCTTCAAACATTCAAGAAGGTGTATGGGACGAAAAATCATGCGTTCGCAGACAATGTGGTTTCGTTGTAAATCAAGACAAGTTGCCGAAAGACTTAAAGTGGCTACCTAAGGGAGCGCCACTCGCATACGATGAAGCAACGGATAAAGTAAATGTTTGCAAAACTGCAAAGGTTTATGAAAACGCAGCTAAATCGGGCGTATCGGTAAAGGTTTACAAAGGACACCTATTGCAAGTGAATGACACTATCGGTGGGTCAACTATTTCAGCAATTGATACTTCAAACGCAAATTTCGACACATTGACTGTTTCCGCGTTAGCTGAGAAGGCTGACAAAGATACAGTTCTTGATGACGGTAATGCTGCAAAAGTTGTAGGCTTGAATTACGCGACAATTGAGCTTGATGGTCAACAGAGCTGCACTCCTACTTTGCAAGCATACGAAATCGAAGAAGGTACATTGCCATATCCATTGAACAATGCAATCAAGACAGCATTAACATGCCGCCACGCATTCAAACTTTAATCGTCTAACCACATAAAAAACAATTACCGAAAATGGATTCACTTATTAAAGAATTGGAAAAGCCGAAGAATTTCGATGCTTTTATCCAAGAACAAATGAAGAACTCCACTTATAAGGCAGAGTGGAAAGACGAAATCAAGAGCGTTGAATATAGTGCAGGCAAGGTCTATCAAGCCTATTTAGCAGAATACGCAGCGGCTATGGTCGGTTCAGTAGTAGACAAGAATGCTGAAAAGCCAACACACCAAATGCCAACCGCTAAAGAGTTAGTCGGTTCATTGAGCCGCATGGCAGACGAGTGGCAAATGGATAATGATAGACTTGCGCAGTATTATTACCTTGAAGGCCGTTATCGCGATAAGCCAGCAACCTTATCAGCGGAGCAGCGTTCAACCGAATTTGCAAAGCTGGTTAAGTATCTATTTGACCCATTTGAGAAGGCCGTTATCGCTCCACAGAAGCGTATTGATATGCTTTACTTCGAAGGCTTATTCAATGGAACGCAGACTGTTGATAAGACCAATAACAAGAAGTCAGCAGTATCATTTACATACGACCTTGGTGTAAAGAAGTTCAAAGCAAAGGTGGCAGCATGGGGGAATGAAACATCAACTCCTATTGATGATATTCAAGAAGTTGTAGATTATCTCGGCGCAAAGGGTAAAACCGTGCTTAAGATGCGAATGAGCATTCGCACGTTCAGAAAGATGTGTAAAAGCAAGCAGATACGCGATACTTTCAAGTTGAAACTTGGCAAGGTTGATGTAATTCAGTCACGCGTTTCTTACAACGAAGTAAACGAATATCTATCAAGCATTCTTTTGCCTAACATCGCTATCGAAAAGGAACGTTATTGCACCTTACAAGACGGTACAAGCGTCAACATGACAAAAGATAACCGTGTTGTATTCCAATGTGCAGAAACTGTAGCCGTATTGAAGGCTTCTGATCCATTGGAAATGCTTGACCCGATACCGAACAAATCTTATTCAACGTATGACGATAATCTCGTTGGTTTCTGGCGAAGCGACAAGGGTCGTTTCATTGACTATGAAATGTGGGCAAACCCTGTCTTTACAGGCAAGGAAGATTACGTAATTCTCGAAACTGATAAAACTGCATAGACATGACAAACATTGAAGCCGTTGCGGCAACTATAGAACCTTATAGCGTATCAGACGAAGCTATCCAAAAAGCGTTGATAGACGCGAGTGCTAAATTTGAATGCCCTTCCGATGCTGAATATTCATTGTCAGCAAAGAAAGGTGTTGCTCTGGCTTCAATGTTATGTTTATCTCGTCTTCGCGTTTTAGCCGCTGAAAATATTGGTGGAATATCACAAAGCTACAATGTAACGAAACTTGATAAGGCTATTAAAGCCATTGCGAAAGACGCTGGCATTTCAGCCGATTTGGTTGATGCTGACGATGAAGATGTAGTAACTTGTATATCAATTTAAACCATGAACCTCAGCGATAAAATACAACTTATACAAATAACCATTACCGAAGATGAACGATTAAATCCTATCGAAACAAGAACAATCGTTAATCTCGGCAAATGCGCTATCGTTCAAAATTCGTCAGCTGCAAAGGTGAAATCAAATGATGGCAAAGATTACATTTATTCTTATGTCGTTTATTTGCGTAAGCCAAAGCGAATTGACTATATCCCCAAAGAAAACGATATTATTCGAATAACCAAAAAAGACGGGACGATAGATAAAGAATGTCGTGTCGTTGGATTTGTTACCTTGAAAAATTGGCTAAAGATATGGGTATAGAAGCATTCGGTTTCGATGAAATATTGAATAAGTTGCAAAGCCAACAATCACAAGAGCCACAACTTGATGAACGCGTATTGCGTGAGTTAAGTATTCTTGCCGAAGATTTATGTAAAGATGCGCGTGATAGATATAAGTCTCGTGATAGTGGAGGTTACGATGACCATACACGCAATTTACGCGGTAGCATAGGTTTTAGAATATCATTCAACGGGGAAACAGTTGCAAAAGGTGGTTTGGACGGCAGAGGAAGCGAAAAAGGCGAAGATGCAGCAAATTTGGCATTAGAAAGTTTTCCGCAAAGTAATTCTTTATGGGAAATCGTTATTGTTGCTGGAATGGAATACGCAAGATTTGTGGAAGCTAAAGGACACAACGTGATAACATTTCTACAGCAAGAATTAACAGATGCGGTTAACGAAGTAAAAGAAATGATTAAGAATAATGAATTATGAATGGATTAAAGGTAGTTGAAGCATTGGCGGTTTATCTAAGAAAACATCTTGATTGTAAGGTGTTCAAGTTTGCGAAAACTGCAAACTATAAAGGTAAGCCTTATGTATGCATCAACTATCTTGCAATTCAATATGGCAAATGGGTAAATTCATGTATCGTTAACGTGAATGTTCATCAGCCAAACATGAGTAATGGGCAACCTGATACGATAGAGCTTTGCAACTTATCAGAGCAAATATCGCAATTAATCCCAAAAACGAATAATCAAACAGAAGATGATGCGCAAGAACTAAATCTTGAAGGTATTCGTTACGAGTTCGATAGCGATAGTAATTGTATGGAAGATGCCGATAATACATATTTCATTAATCTTAGAATTAAAGCAACTTTTTAAAAAGAAATACAATGGCAAACAAAACAGGCGCATGGGGTATTGAGAGTGTGAAATTTGCTACTCTTGTAAGTGACCCAACTGTTGCAGGCGGTAAAGTTGGAGAAAAGACGCTACAGGCAAAAAGTGCATTTCCAACTGAATGGTCGGCTTTTGTAATGAAGGCAATCGTTAAAGATTCACTATCATTCAACGACAACGCTCCCTCAACAAACAATATCGAAATTGAAGACAGTGACAATTATTACGCAACACTTCAAAGTGACGCGGGTACTGAAGGCTTTACCATTCAGACTTACGACATGAGTGAAGAGGCAGCAACATTCTTTTTCGGTTACAAAAAGAATAGCGAAACAGGCTATGTTGAAGAAGACGTAGACTTCAAGTTGCAAAATCAAGCAATTCAGATTGTAACAAAGAAGACATCTGAATTTCCCTCTCGTACTTTCGAGTGGGCAAACATGAAGCTTGTTGTTACGAAGTCTGGTACAATCGGCAAGAGCGGTTTCCCAAACATCAACATTGAGTGTACGAAGCAAGCCGTTTTTGACGCTGTAACAGGCAAAGAAATGCCTTCAACGCGTTGGAAGTAATAGTTTTTAGTTAATATAGGATTAGTCCATGAGCGGCATATACGGTTTAGCCGTTGTATGCCGCTCTATTTTTTTTATATGGAAGAAAAGAAAAGTACATCAGAAGTTATTAACGAGAAAGCCACATGGTGCTTATTCGGGTGGCTACCTTTTCGATTAAAACCTCTAACCTTATCTCAGATTTGGGAAATTGGGGAATTGGTACAAAAGTGTGATAAATTAGATTTGCAAGGCGAATTTTATGCAATAGAACGAATGCTCGCAGCTCATGGCGACTTAAAGCATCTACAAAATATTGTCGTAAAAGCGGTTTTCCGTAGCTCTATAGCGCGTTTTTTATTCGGGTGGTACATTCGTAAGCATACAACAATGAAAGTTTATAAACGCGTTATTTCATTTTGTGCAAAATCTTTCGATGCTCCCTTTTTTTTTCAGTCTTTGACTTTCCTAAGAGGTGCGAAGAAAGTGACGATGAATACTCACGAAGCACAAGTCCGTGGGGGTTTATCGGAGGAATAATGAAATACTTTCGCATGAGTTACGATGAAGTCGTATTCAAGCGGAGTTACATTAACCTTTTACTTCTTAATGCTGCGATACCAGGAATTAAGCCTTTTGACGAAAACGACACAAGCAATACAAATACGAACGAAAACAAAAATAAACCTTACACGTTAGATGATAACGGTAACGGATTTTTAACAAGTTTAATGTAATACGATATGGACGATATATTAGGAATTAGAGCAACGATAGATGCATCAGAAGTTCAGCAAGGTGCAAATGATTTCGTGCAACAAATCACGAACATGAAACAACAGACCGATACAGTTGTCCTCGCCCTGAATAATAGTATTAGTAGCGTATTACAACAAGTGTCTGAATTTGGACGAACTGCAAATGGAATGTCATTGTCTGAATTAAGCAATAGTTTGAGCGAGGCAAAAGCAAACTTTGTATCTTTAAGCGAAGATATTGCAAAACAAAGGCAGATTATATCTGATACTACATTCGAATTGCGAGATTTGCAGCAATCATACGCAGATGCAAAGTCTGAGGGTAAGAATATGGTTGCGCAAGATTTGCTACAACAAATAGAAACGTATAAACAAGGCATTCAAGGGCAGCGCAGAGAGTTGGCCGAAATGGTTACGGCACAACAACAAGCGAAAGAAAGCATTCAGCAGTTATCGCAAGCATACCAAGAAGCAAAAAATTCAAACCCTTCTTTTGAAAGTGTAACACAAGGCGCGCAGACAGCAGAAGAACGCATGAAGGCATTAAAAGACTCTTTTGATGCTTTCCAAGCGAGTGTTACCTTATCTCAGCAAGGCATTAATGAGTTAGGCGCACAAGGCGCACAAGCGCAAACACAAGGCGATGAAGGACAAGCAACAATAACAAAAACAATCGAAACTCGCTACACTAATGAAGGTGCGGAAGAAACTGCCGAAAAGACACAACTTGTAAAAGACAAGATTGATGAAGTTTCGACATCGTATGCTCGTAGCCTTGCAGCATCACAAACGGCATTCAATGAGCAAAAGAACCTTATTGGAAGTTTGGAAGGGCAAATCGCGAATTTGCAGCAAGTAATGATGCAAGCAACAAAGGCTGGCGATATGGATTCGGCTACACAAGCCGCAAAACAGATACAAGTCCTTGAAGGACAACTAACAACCGCAAAATCAAAGTTAGAAGAATTTCAAAAAAGCGCAGAAGATGCACAGAAAAAGCTAACTGATTTTGCGAACAAAACTCCCGAAATAGAACAACGGTTGGAAAACCAAAGCACTGCATGGGGAAGACTGAAAGACCGCTTTTCAATGTTCGGTGATAGGTTTGGCAATTGGCTGAGAGGTGATGCTGATAAAGGCAAACAAGCTATATCGCAATTTACAGATATTATAGACGGAATGGGTCTTCCACTCACTAAATCCATAAAAGGTTTTAGTGCTATGACTAAATCTGCAATAGGATTTATTGCAACACCATTGGGCGCTGTATTAGCAGCAATCGTCTTTGTATTAAAAAGCGTGTATACGTATCTTAACAAGAGTGCTGAAGGACAAAAAATACTTGCTAAAGTTTCAGCGTTCTTGGGAAGTATTATGCAATCTGTTACAGATATTGTTATTGCATTCGGTAAGTACTTCTTTAAGGTATTTACAGGAGCAAACACTATAACCAACGAGTTCACGACAAATTTTGTAAAAACCTTCAAAAGTGCATTCAGTGCAGTAAAAAATCTTACAGTCGGTTTTGGTACTATTTTTAAGGGTGTATGGCAAATCATAACAGGTGAAATTAAAGAAGGCTGGACATCTATAACAAGTGGTATATCGCAGATGGGGACAGGTGTTAAAGATAGTATTTCTTCTATAACGAATACCATAAAAACACAGATTTCAGCCGCAAAATTAGGTGCTAAAATAATCTATGGACTTTTTTCTGATAAAGAATTATCGAAAGATCTATCAAATGCTTTTGTCAATATAGGTAAAAATGCAATGGCTGCAGCCGAAGGTGCAACTGAAAATTTGAAATTGTCAAAAGAAGCCGATGAAGCGAAAGAGCGCGGTCTACAGATTGACACCAAGGTTAATGATTTAAAAAATAAAGCACGTCAAACAACTGGAAAAGAAAAAGATGACCTGCTTAAACAAGCTAAGATACTGCAACAACAGAAATACTATGGCCGTGATATTTTAGACCAAAAGACAGGGCAAATAAAGCACGAGAATGGTATATATGATGTGCAGAGAAAGCAATACGATAATCTTAAAAGGATTAACGGATTACACGTTAGAAATCTTTCGGCCTTGAAGGCTGAAAGACAAGCGCGTATGGGACTTGCACAAACACAAGCACAAAGTATTGCATCAATGAGTATGCTTATACGCATGGAAGCAGCAAATTTGCGTTCGATGAAAGCTGCCGAAAAATCATCGGCTAAAAAAGCAACAGCAGACGCAAAAAGAAAAGCGAAGCAAGATGATAAGATTTCATCAGCAGAACAAAAAGTTTACGATACTTACGATACTAACAATCAAGAAAGAACAAATGCCGCGGTTAGCGTAGAAGAAAAAATCATAAAGGCTAAAATTGCGGCAATGCGTGATGGCTATGCTCGTACTCGTGCTGAAAGAGAACAACAAAACGAAGATGAACTGCAACAAATCGAAAAACAAAGAGAAGCAGCGATAAAGGCCGAAAAGAAGCGTCAACGTTCCGAATTTGATGCAATACAAGCTCTTGTTAAGAGTAAGGGCGGCAAGGCTCAAAAATGGGACGAAACAATGGTTGATAGCAAAGCGATTGATGATATAAACAGTCGTTTTGACCAATTATCAATCTTTACTTCTCAGAAGCAACAACGCACAGACCGCGATGAATTATCAAATGAATACGACAAGCAAGCAGCCGAAAAAGGTAACAGAATAAACAAATTACTAAACGATATTGAGCGAATTGACGAACTAATAAAGAAATCTGACAATGAAGCCGATAAGGCTGAATTAAATAAGTTGAAGAGTCGTGTTCAAGCGCAACTTGATTGGGTTAGACAATCAAAAGATGCATGGAATGATTATGTGCAAAAATATGGCTCATTCCAAGAAAAGGTTGCTGCAATCAATGAAAAATTTGAGCATGATACTATCAATTTATCTGATGAAGACCCACTTAAAATGCGTCTTGAACGCGAGCGTGATGCAGCAATCCAGACATTAGAAGCAGCTGAGAAATTAAAAGCATTCGATTGGATGAGTGCTTTTGGTAATCTTAGCAATTTAAGTAGTGATACACTTGAACGCGTAAAAGAACAATTAAAAGAAATCCTTGACACTGATAATACACTCAGCGTAAGTGATAAATCTAAATTAGTTGATAAATATACCCAAGTTCAAGAGCAACTTGATAAAAATAAAACATCTTGGGTAGGTGGTGCAGTTGGAACGTTATGGAATAATAATCTTGAGGGAAAAAGATTAAGACAAAATTACGAAGAGAAAAAAGGAATATATGATGACGCTGTTTTAAAGAACGAAGAAGCGCAACACAACAAAAAAATAGCAGACAAATACCTTGATAATCGAAGAACGAACCTGAATGACTATCTTAAATTGCAAGGTAGTAAGATGAATGCGGACGATTTGAAAGGAATGGACGAACAACAAGCCTTGCAAGTCCTGCAGCAAAGTGGTGTTAATACTTCTAAGTTCGGAGATAGCTTTGGTTCTTTATTTAAAGGATTTACGGGGGCAAGTGATGCTGCTGCACAAGCATCAGCACAAGCAAGTCAAGCAGCCAGTGCAATGCAAAATGCTGGACAAGGGTTGCAAGGAGCTAAAGCTGCAATGGGCAAAAGTGTCGTTCCGACAGATGCTATTATTAAGGGGGTAAATCAGAATGTACAATCTCTTAATGATTTAACGAAAAAATATGTCGGAAGCAATACACAATTTGCTAAAGGCATGGAGAAATTTGCGGAAAGTTCGCAAGAAGCTACTGCTGCATTCGATTCACTTAAGAGTGGCGATTTCTTTGGCGTAATCTTACATCTTAGTAATGCTTTTGAATCTCTTGCGCAAAGTATTGGTGGTTTCTTTGGATATGATAATGGTATTGCTGCATGGGAGAAAGAAGTTGACCATTACAATAGACTTTCTGGTATATGGGACGACCTTATCAGTAAGAAGAGCGAATATGTTAATATGTCGTTCGGAAATAGCGCGTTAGAAGCAATAGAACAAGTCGAAAGCCTATATAAATCGGAAGAAACGAGTGCTAAAAAATTGATGCAAACATACCTTAAAATCCGCGAGATTGGCCATCATTCTAACAGTTATAAAAATAACAAAGCAATAAGAAAAGCTGGAGGTTATGATGAATGGTCACGTTTGGCAGGTGTGAGCATAACGCAAGCAAAGGATTTTTACTTAAGAGATTATTCGTACGAAGAATTGCTTGCTCTTAAAGGCGCAAAAAATGGCGAGTTTTGGGGGAGCATGGATAAAGATATGCAAAGCTATCTTGAAACATTGCTTGAATGCAAAAAGAACACGGAAGATTTCCAACAAACGACACTTGAAAAGTTGACAGGTATAAAGTTTGATGATATGTACCAAAACTTTATGTCAGCATTAAGTGATATGAGCAAAGGCGCAGATGATTTCGTTAGTGACTTTAAAAATAATATGCTAAAAGCACTAATCGAAAATCAAATGGGCGATGAAGTTAAGAAATGGACTGAAGATTTCGTTAATCGCTATCAAGCAGCCGTTAAATCTGACGGTGGAAAGATTAGTGAAACACACGCACAGCAATTCAGACAAGAAATATCAGAAGCAAGCAATAACTTTTTCCATAAGCGCCAAGATTTAGCAAATTCTATTGGTCAAGGGAACGCGGCAAGTAGCGGAGAACAGAAAAAAGGCTTTGCTACTGCAAGTGAAGAAAGTATTGAGGAACTCAGCGGACGTGCATTAGCACAGACGGAAGCTCTATACAGCATTCATGAACAACAACTATTAGATACAGCAAAACTTGACAATGTAAACAATTCAATGTTAATGCTTATCAGTATCGAAACGCAAAGAAACAATTGGTACGATGAATCAATTAATATTCAGAAGACCTCGGTTACTCATCTTGCTAACATTGAGAAGAATACGAATGAGTTGTTTGTTATTAGCGAACGCTTGCAAAAGATAGAAAAGAACACGAGAAATATATAAAAACAATGGTAGGACAGGCAACAATAAATAATAACGATTTATTTCTGTGCTATGGAGCAAGTCTTGTAAAAGGAGCGTATAAAACGCTCTTGCAAGGCCTGCAAGCAAAGGAAATAGTTAAGAACACAAGTAGGATTGAACATGGCGATAGAGTTGTTATAACAGAAGACTATCCAATAAAGATTGCATCTCGCGAATTGTCTTTATCCTTCGTAATTGAGGGGAAAACACGTTCAGAAATGTTGTCTAATCGGAAATCTTTTCTGAATGATTTAATATCATCGACAATTATAAAGTTCAATGCAAATAAGTTAGGATTAGGCTTTAAGTTTGTATTTAGAGAGGTAACAGAAATTGTTGACTACACTAATAACAAATTTAGCACGATACAAATAAAGTTCTATGAACCCAACCCACAAGACAGGATTAACTTATGAACATATCAATCTATAATGCTAATAACGAGTTACTTTATGATATGCCCTCCATTTATGAAGGGTGTATCGAAAAGTGCGAGTTGATGAAAGAAGATAGTATAACGTTAAAATTCTCGCTTGTTACCCCCATTTATTTTCCAATTGGTTCTTTCGCAATATGGAGAGGGAAGAAGTATGTCGTAACAACAATTCAAAATCCTACCTATAACGAAAATACAGGTGGTTATGATTATGAATTAAAGCTTGATGCTTATTACTATGCATGGAAATTGCGTATCTATAAATATAAGCCAGAATCAGACACATTGAATACGCGCGAAACAAATTTCTCGCTAACTGCAAATCTTGAACAGCAAGTAAAGTGTTTGTTACGATGTTTGAAAATTGAAGGTTTTATATTTAATAAAGATACTGATTTCACTGATTCAATTCATAATATTAAAGGTGATGGCCTTGATGAAGTAAAAACATTGAGCTACAATTCAACTAACTACATTGATGCACTTAATCAGATTGCGAAAGAATGGGATACTGAATGGTGGGTAACTGATAATTTCGTGCATTTCGGTAAATGTCAAGATGCAGAAGAAACGAATGTAGATTTTATCCTTGGGAAGAATGTCGTAAATATGACATCTTCTAAAAGTGAAGGCGAACATGCTACACGTGTGTACGCCTTTGGCTCGTCACGTAATATGCCTCCTAACTGGAATAAAGGTGAAGTAGATTTTAGTGTTGTAAGTGTTGATAAAGAAAATAAAACATTCAAGTTCGATAAAGATATTTATTCGGATTATTTTGAAAATTACGAAAAAACGAAGGTTTTCGACTTTGAGCGAATAACTTTTAGTACTGTAAGCGAATATTGCGAACCTAACAGAATTGGGAAATATAACATACAGATAAAATCAAATATTTTTGAACTTGATGTAAACGAATACAAGGTAGGTGACAAATTATATGCGCTAAATGATTACGGCCAAGAAGATAAATTTACCTTACGTGTATTATACACAGAGCTAAATCATGCTTATGAAGTACATATTTTATTATCAACTGTTTATCTATATAAACAAGGCGATGACGGTAAATATTATAAAACTACAATTAATGAGAGCAAAATCCCGAAGTCATATATTACTACGGAGACAGATGGGAGTTCTCTTGTCTATATTCCTTTTGATGGATTTGATATAACAAAGAAACAAAAGTGTTACCTCTCAGTTAATTTAATGTTTTTGGGTTCAGATAACCACAATTTTGAAATTACAGTTTCTGAAGGTACAAAATTGTGTGTTAGAACAAGTGCTGAATACTACAAGATACATTCTTTACTTGCAAACGTTAATGCAAATGGTATTGAAAGTGCAAGTGATTCGGCAATATTCTCAACAAAGGTAGGTGAGTTTAATTTTAGGTGGGAAGACGGTGAAACAACATTGCCTAAGCAAGGCGATAAGTATCGCATCAAAAACCTTATAAAAAACAAATTGCCTTCATGGTGGTTTAAAGCAAATAGTCAAGATGCCGAAACCATTAAACAAATGTCAGAAACTCATTTGCCACTTAAAAGTCCAGGGTATATTGATATAGAAACACCGAAAAACGATGCTGAAATCGTTGAAAAAGTACTTGTTTTCGATGATATATATCCACGGACAAAAACAACCATTACGAAAGTAAATGACAAGCTGCAAAACGTAATGAGTGATGACGGTAAGACACCAACAGGAGAAAAATACACTGAGTACTACATTCAGACCTCAGATTTCACGTTTAACGAAGAATGGCAGCTACAAAACGGAGAAAATATGAAGATTAAATTTCAATCGGGAGCACTCACTGGCCTCACCTTTGAAACAGAATATAATTCAAGCGAAACACCTCCTGAAAAAGATAATACGAATGTCGTTGAGCATACATATTTTCGCATTCTAAGACAACAATTTGATGGTGGCTTAATGTTACCCAATGGGGCAATGCACCCAAAGGTTGGTGATGAATTTATTCTTACAGGTTGGGATGTTACGCGACTTGACGAAGAGCTTATAAAGAAAGCTCAAGACGAGCTTGCAACGGAAACTGCAAAAGAATTAAAGAAAATGGCAATAGACACGAATACGTATGAATGTACGCTATTCAGTGATATTGCATACGGAAGGAATATTGAAACGTTTATTGTTGATGAGAATGGTTTTCACCTAATAGACAAAAACGGAAACGAAATAACTACAGATAACAGCGGAAAAGAACTTAATCCTGATATGACATGGGATTTTGACCTTGGAAGACGGATAACGTTATATAATGGTGCTTTCTTTCGCTCTGGTAAACGTACATCACGTGTTATTGGTTACGAAAAGAAAATGGATATACCTTTCGATAGTCCTATCTACAAAGTTGGTGAGAAGGCAGAATATTCTCGCCTTAGAGATTTAGAAAAGCAAATTAGTGGGACATCTCCTACGATAGGAACACAAGGATTGCAATATCTTGGACAAACAACAAGTGGAGGAGGTTCTGTTTATTTAATCAAGAGACAAGATAAAACAGAAGCAAGTGATTCGAATACTTATTCTGCATTGAGAGCGCAATTTGAATTTCTATCAAAACAGAAAGACCAAAATGCTTTCGGTAATATAAACTTCATGTCTGGGATTAGTGCTAAAGGTTCTAATAACGGAACTGCAACAGCAGCGGACGGAATTTGCGAATATTATTAAATTAAAAATATGGCAAGACTTTTATCAACATGGTTTGACGGATTTATAGGATCTGCAAAAGCAACAGGTAATTTTGTGCTGAATGCCCTCGGCAAGAAAGTACCAGAAATGGCTGAACACTATATGTCCGATTTTGGTGGGTATGGTTGGAAAATGCAAGAAGACGCGAATGGAAAATATATCCTTGAATTGGATAGTTTGAAAATTCGTGAGAGCATTATTGCACATGAACTAATTATAGACCAAATACGTGCTATCTGTGGCTCATTAGGCATCAGCCAAGCGTGTGGTAAGGTAAAGGAAGTGCAACAAGATAACACGAACTATTACCTTATCATGGAGGGCGAAGAAACGCATGGATATGGCGGCTTCGCAGCAAAAGACTTTATCCGTTGCCAACGTTGGACTGGCAATGGGCTAAAAGGTTATTGGGTTAAGGTTAATTTTTTGGGAGATAATGGAAATGGACATCAAAATGTTTTAGCTATAAGCAAATCTGAATTTAAAGGTGTTATCAATCAAGACAACGGCACGAAAGCAGACTATGTAAGCGAAAGCACATCTTCTATGTCGTTACCTTCGGCTGGAGACGAAATCGTTCAGTATGGTAACGAAATAGATAAAACACGACAAAGCGCAATCTACATACACGCAAATGGAAATGGGCAACCCGCACTTGATATTCTTACAGGCATTCATTCTAAGTCTTTTGACGGTTGTTTAGCTTGTCGCCTTGGTGGAGATTTACCTAATGGCGGTTTCGGCCTATATAGCAAAAATGGCCGTGTTATGTCACAATCAGAAAGTGGAGAAGTACACTATACACTTAACCCAGACGGAACATTTGAACTCGGTAAGGGTGCGATTACCTATGACGGCAAAGGAACAGTGACTATCGGTAGCAATGTAGTTATCAAGTGGGGAACGCAGAGCCAATCTAAATACGAATATGCAATTAGCGACAATGGAGTTACCGCCCCGAATGATTGGAGTGAAACATTCCCAACTAATATAGCTCAAGGTAAGTACATTTGGAAACGCACAACCTATCCCGATGGAACTGAGACTACAGAGCTGCTTGGCTTCGTTGGTAAAGATGGTAAGATACCAACTTTTACGTATAAGTATGCCACAAGCACATCGGGTACGACTGCACCGAATAGTGATTGGAGTGAAACATTCCCGACAAATATAGCGCAAGGCACATATTTATGGAGACAAACAATTGATAGTAGTAATAAGGTTATAGCTACAGAATTGCTTGGCTTCGTTGGTAAGGACGGTATTAACGGGCCACAAGGTCCTTCTGGGCCACAAGGTCCTTCTGGACCGCAAGGCCCTTCTGGACCGCAAGGCCCTCGCGGCCCACAAGGCGATGACGGAGCTGCCTACTACATTCTTGCCCCCGTTGGGTCAATATCGCGAACACAACAAGGCACGGTGACACCCTCTTATAGCCAAAAGACGATTACCGTTGAAGCATACAGAACGCAAGGCTTAAAATCTACGAAGTTTACAGGAGGTAAAATGAAGTGGGCCATATATGCCGATGACGGCTCTGGCGGCACTACGATAGCACAAGAAGGCACAGGAGATACGGCAACGCTTGTGGCTACTCGCGCAACACGAATAGAGTTTAAACTCTACCTTGACAAGGTAGAAGTTGCACAAAAAACTATTCCTGTCGTTTGGAATGGTAAGGACGGTACGAACGGCAAAGACGGAGCAGACGGAACGAGCCTACATAACAACCTACTCGTGCATACCGACTTCGCGCCAAAGGCGGAGAACTATGCTGGCACGTGGCTAAATTTCCGCTCATCGCTCGCTACAATTAATGGAACTTTAAACGAGGGAGCAGCGGTTGGTGATACGGATATGCTCTCCGCTTCTGTCTCAGAACAGACGGACATATTACAATATGATGTAACAAAGTTGATTGGCCCTCAGACGTGGTACGTTATAGGCATTACAATGCGTGGCTCTGGTACTGCCACTGTATATTGTTATCCCGATACGAACGAGCAAACAATCTACGTTGACGGAAAGGCAGGCGGCTCACCAAGTGACGCAAGTGCTGCATTTGCATTGACCTCAACATGGAGACGTCATTACATAGCATTCTGCACAAAGTCAAGCATTAGTGGTACAAAATACGTGTTGGTACGTTTAACAAGTGGCTCGCAAGCAGACATCTCAATGGTCACATTGGGTAGGCCATACGGAGGTGGATCAGCATTAACAGCTGACGACTACATTCAGAATGATGCGCAGCTTATCCGCATGGCAACACCGTCCAACATGGAAACGTTCTGTGGTATCAACTCTTTGTGTGCATGGCGAAGCAGTGAACGCGAGTTTGACTTTTATTCGCAATCGTTAGGCTCAACAATCGTGTCGGGACAATGGTACACGCTATCTTTCTACTCACGTGGCTCAGGTAGTATCAATACATACGTATATGATTATGGAGGACGCGTCTTGTCTGATGCAAGCGCAGATATGCCATTAGCAGACGGAGTGAAGGAAACTGCATTTAATAATGACGGAAACCATACATGGGAGCTAACCGCAGAATGGGTGCGACACATCTACACCTTCCGCGTCCGCACGGACGGCACTTACTCCTCACCTATATTGCTATTCAGAGCAACAATAGGCACAAGCGGTGACTTTATCGCTATCAATCAAGTAAAGCTTGAATTGGGCAAAAACGCTTCGGATTGGTGCTTGAATGAAATGGACAAGAAAGCAGTCTCCTTGCCCGATTGGATGCGAGCCTTCAATGGCTATACCATGAGCGGTGACAACTACATAGCAAGTGGTAACGCGTTCTTCGGCAAAAAAGAGATTGACGGTACTTACACAGGGTGCATGATGTCGTCTAACGGATTGCAGATAGGTGGCAATACAGTCGTGGGTATGTACGCATTAGACCACAACTTGCTGAAAGTAGCAATCGACCCCGTACACCAACAATACTACTTCCAAGGCAAAGTATATGCCGATGAAGGTATATTCAAGGGCACAGTATATGCTGACCAAGGTGTATTTAACGGCATTACAACGGGTATGCAGCTTAACTCGGTAACGGTAATTAACACGAGTAATTGGGCTGACTACCTTGAATTAAGGGTTAAAAGTACATCGGGGCTGGGAACTATTAAATACAATAAATATGCTTACCCTATAATCCCCAATTTATCAAGCATCATCTATGTCAATAGTTTGCCCGAAACGGTAACTGAAACAGACGGAAATAACAAGACTTCAAAATATTACAAATATTGGCAATTACCACCTTACGGAGATAGCGATGAAGAAATCCAACAAGCTCTTTCGCTTGTCGGCTGCAAGTTTATTATTTATAACAAAATGACAGACACTGATAGTCTCGGCAAAGAATTTAAATTATACGGCCGCTTTTCCAAAAAAGGTGAAACAGACTTCACGACCTATTTAAATTTAGGCAAAGGCATGATTATACTTACTATGTGTGTCGGCTCAGACGGACAATTCTATTGGCAATATGACGGTGCTTTATTTAATATAAAGCTCAATGGTACGCTAAAGCCTGGTAATGGGTGGCTGATACAGACAGATAATATTATCAAACCACCAATTTACCCAACACCAATGGGCGAATGATAAAAAAGCGCGTCCGAAGGCGCACCATAAATTACAACCATTGCAAAAACCTCTAAAAAACAAATAACATGGCAACAAAAAAACTCTCAGAAGCATTAGCCGAGTTGCAAGCAGCAGCGAGTGTGAGCGGATTGGACGTGCGATTGGTCGTTGCTGGGCAGACCGACACAGACAATGCACAAACTATCACGCTACAACAATTGCTCACGGCAATGAATGTACCCACTGTGCAGACTTCTGCGAATGGAACAACTAAGAACTACATTTATTCGGCAAGCAGTGATGAAATGCATACAGCATTGAGTGGCAAGATATGGACGTACACGCACACTGACCGTAACTTGTTCCTCCGATTTAAGCACTGGGGCGCAGCCAACGACACCGAACAAACCAATTATAGTCAAGTATTGTTATGCCATTTGGTAAACCGTAACCAAGACGGACTGATGGATAAGTACGTGTTTGCTCGCATCCTAAATCACAATCTTGCAGAAGGGCAGAGTACTACAGACAAGGTGATTGTCAACTACACAAACTTTGCAGAAAGTGGCAACAAACAACTTGTAATCACTAAGGCTACCACTGCAAAGGCAGGTGTAATGACAGCAGCTGATAAGACAAAGCTTGATAATTTAACTGCTTATGCGCGTGACCTTGGAAACTTTGAATCGGAGGAAGCGGCTCTTGATGCGCTTAAAGATATTGAAATATCAGGCAATTCTAATATTGTACACGTACATTGCACGTATGCAAACGGAGCAATGAGTGTTACAATGATGCAGAGCATTGAGAATGATTATTGTAGACAAATAATCTTCAACAAATCAAAGGTTTTTCAACGTGCTGTTTATTTCACTGATGGCACTCGCCAAGAAATCAGCTATGCAGAAGATTGGAGTTGTCTTTTCGGTGATAGATTACAATGGGATAGCGGAGAAAATAAATATGTATTACGCCAATTCGATTTGTCGTTCAATAAGGAACATACAGACCTTATACCCACCGCAACTGCAAACAATGATGGCTTAATGTCTGCTGCCGACAAACAACTTTTAGACCAAATTAAAACGAAACTTGGCTTATGACAAACCCAATCAGCACAAGCAATGCTAACCCATTAGTCACCACAAGCGGAGCTATTATAGGTGGCACGTTCTATGCAGAATTGATACAAGTACTATTCGACCTGCGATGGCTTGTACTCTTTATAGTAGTGCTTGTTTTTACAGATTTTTGGTCGGGTTTAACTGCAAGCGTAAAAATTAAAAAACAAGACTTTCGCTTAAGTCGTGCATTGCGAAGAACTATCACAAAGTTCTTGGAGTACATTAATTTTATCATCTTCGGGCTGCTTCTCGCCAAAGCAATACTTGAACCTTTTGGCATAGGCACAGACATAACAGGTGGCGCAATAGGAGCATCAGCAGCATTGCTTATCGAATTTGATTCAATATATGGGCATATTTGCGACATACACGGCATTAAGAGTAGATTTAGCCTAAAACGCATGTTCGTTGCTTACATTAAACGAAAAAATGAAGATGTAGGCGAAGCAGTTGAAGAAGGAATGAAGGAATAAAAAATAAGGCATACAATAAAAATAAAAAAAAATGGCAGACTACCGAAAATTAATACCCTTTATCCTCCAATTTGAGGGAGGGTACGTAAACGACCCTGCAGATAGCGGAGGTCCAACAAACAAGGGAGTGACCCTTAACACATTCCGCAGCGTATATGGCCGAGCAAAAACAATCAACGACCTAAAGCACATGACCGACAACGAGTGGCGACACATATTCAAGTCTCTCTATTGGGACAAATGCAAAGCTGACGATATAGCAGACCAAAGCATAGCCAACCTATTAGTAGATTGGGCTTACAATAGCGGAACATCGTTAGCAATACGGCATATACAACGCATAGTAGGTGTTAATGCAGATGGCATCATGGGTAATATAACATTATCAGCCATCAACAGACACTCTCCACTACCCTTATTTGGCGCGTTGAAGAAAGACCGCATAGCCTTTTTTAATGTAACCGCCCAAAAAAATCCGCGTAAGAAGAAGTTCTTGAAAGGGTGGCTAAATCGGGTGAACCACTTTGCGTATGGCAAGTTCGTATAAAACAAAACTGCCACACGGCAAACTCGTGCAGCAGTAAGGTGTTCTAATAAATCTTTGCTTATGGTGGCTAATGTTTGCAGCCTATCAGAATTGTACAGATTTCAGGTGGTCAACAAACTTGTTTAATCCTTGCTGGATAATATACAACTGCTTGTCTGATGCTGATGCAAGTCCTTGCTTGTATTTGCGCATTAAAGAGGGGTTAAGCCCAACAAAACGAGCAAATTCAGAGGCGTTGATAAAGGGAAATGCAAGAAAGAATGCTGTCAAATCGTATGTAAACGATATTTCTGCATTTTTCCAATCTGGATATTTCCCGTGTTTCTCAAAGAAGTAATCAACTTGCTCTTTGAAAACATCGTTAAAATCTTCCCTTGCTTCTGATTCGGTTTTGCCATAGCCAAGCAGCCAGGGCATTTCCCGAACACAGATGGCAAATCCGCCATCTTGTCCGCGTTCAATAACAGCATTAAGTTTCATATTACTTGGCATTTTGGGGTTATTCAAATAGAAAGAACCGCTCCACTTAATATGGAGCGGAGAACCATGGTTCTTTTACTTCTTAGGTTGTTTCAACCCAGCCGCCCTCAAAATAGAATTTAGTGTGCCAGTAGGCACTTCTGCTGATTTATGACGGCCTACGGGTATGAAAAAATCAAAATCGGAATGAACATATTTGAAATGTCGCGAACCTTTTTTGATTTTCCAACCATTGGATTCTAACAACCTATACAACTCTGAAAATTTTACCATCGCTGATTTATTATTAGAACAATGCAAAGATAACGATTATGTTCCAAATAACAAAATATATTCTGTAAAAAATGAATAGAATTTATAGTTTTCTTCTTGTCATTTTCTGTGCAGTTGTCTTGCACAGCAGTTGCGCGCGCAAGGTGGTGCAGAGCATGGAGCGAACGAGTGATACACTCATAATCCACCATAGCGACACGCTACAAGTGTATGACACCATCAAGGTTATCTCCAAAATGGAAACAACCGACAGCGTAACAGACAACATGGTTACATACGTTGTGGTAGACACCACAGGTCGAGTGCTGACAAAATATGTGTACCGAGACAGGAAAGTGTATCATAATAAGGACGCGCTGAGCGCGAATAGCCATGCGAGCAACGTTCAGCGTGTAAGCAATAGCAAAGAAAAGCAAACAACGATAAGTACAGAACAAAAGAAAGTTGCTGAAACATCTGCATTGTACGAAGCGAAGAAATTTGCTTTTTATTCTATTTTATTAGTTGCGATTGTTGCAACAATCTACTACTTTATATACAAAAAACGTAAGTGATTTTATTGTGTTGAGTTGGCAAGCGAGGAGCCGCGCGCGGTGTCCTCTGCTTGCCTTTGTCTTTTAACCAATAAAATCAGAAAGAATGAAACAACTTGAAGAAATATATAACAGAGTGGTTGAAGCCACCTTAGAAGCGAGTGAATTAACGTTTGAGCAGCTTGCAATATCACGAACAGAAAGATGTGTTACGGCACGTGTTGTAATGATAGATACACTCATAGAGATAGGCTTTACAGAAACGGATATTGCAGCCGTTAGCGGAATGAGTCAGCAGCGAGTAAATTCACTTAAGAATAGTGCAAGGTATAGGCTTAAGGGGCTTGCTGCACGGGTGATGAGGAAGGAAATGAAGAAGCGTCTGGTTACGCAATAGCGGAAAATAATCGGTGAAAATATGGCAGACTGTTTTTTACAAACAACTCACAAACAACAAACAAAACTAACAAGCAACTCACAAGCAACTTGTCACAATCTTTGCGGTATCGGGGGATATTCCCCGACCGACTTAATACATTTATAATTATGGACAATGTAGAGAAAGTAATCTGTTGCGACAGAGGGAACAACGATGCCCTTGCCTATGCAGCAATGGCGAACAAAAACAATGACCCACTTGCAATGGCAGCTATGATGAATGGTGGTTTGGGTGGCGCGAACCAATGGCTTAACAATCCATTCTTGTACCTTATCTTCCTTGCTATGTTTGGTGGCAATGGCTTCGGGTTCGGCAACCGCAATGGTCTGCAAGATGCGGAGATACAGGGCCAAATACAATCTTTGCGCTCACAGATGGCCGACAACCACAACTCCGACTTGCTGATGCAGGCTATCAAGGGTAATAACGATGCCTTGACTACGCTTGGTGCAAACCTTAATTGCGACTTTAATCAGTTGCAGCAAGGAGTGTGCGCGGTACGTTCTGCAATTGACCAAGTAGCAGGGCAAGTAGGCTTCTCAGCAGAGCGCGTTATTAACGCAGCCGACAAGGGCAATGCAGCCGTTATTCAAGCAATTCAGAATTGTTGCTGCAATACGCAACAAAGTATCTTGAAAATGGGTTATGAAAATCAGATTGCTATTCAGGGGCAAACCAACGCCTTGCAGCAAAACTTGAATTTCGTAAACTCATCGGTGGAGCGCGGATTTAGTTCGGTTGGCTACCAAATGTCGCAAGACAAGTGCGATGTTATTCGCGCTGGACAGGACAACACGCAGCGTATAATTGATGCCCTTAACAATCACTGGTATGCTGACATTGACCGCAAATATCAAGATGCGAGATTGGAGCTCTCTCAGCAGAACCAAACTGCCGCACTGATTGCTGCTTTGGGCAAGACTACGACTGCAACGACATGAGGAGGTGTTTCCAAAAAGGAAATAACCACTGATAACCATTCTATTGACGCCAACGAAAAGGTTGACAACAATAGCTTTTTCGCGAGGTCGCGAAAAAGGTCGAAATAGAAGTAATAACAAGCACGTGGGGAGGTGATTGCCCCACGTGCTACTAATAAGTTAAAATCATGCTATTCAAAGACATAAAGACTGGCTACCCGATTTACTTCCTTGACAAGGAGAAAACAAGGTACTATCAAGGCAAAGCCGTGAGTGTTGCAGTTCCGCGTTACGACAATAACCAAGCCAAGGCTTTCGGTGCGCAGCCTACTGGTCTTGTTGTGGATATAACCATTGAGGCAGATGGTGCAACCAAGACATACACAATTCCCGAAACTGCATCAATAACGTATGCTGGGCATCTTGTGTTGTCAACTGACAAGGACGGAATACTAAGAGAGGTGGAAGCACTTAAAGCTGCAAGCGAGGAGGCATTGTCACAGGTTGAGATACACAAGCAAACGGTGATAAATTGTAACCAGTTGTTGGAGGATCTTAATCCTGCTTTTGCCGAAAAACGGGCGCAAGACAAGCGGATTGAGGGAATTGAGAACGAGGTAAAGAGCCTTGGCGCTGTCCTTCGTGATTTTATCAACGAATTTAAAAAATGATGATTATGGGAAGATTGTATATTGTGTTTTGCAAGGGTGGTGGCAAGTGCAATCACTTCGACAAGGAAAGTGCAGAGGAAGCGGTAAGCCGCATATACTACACGACTAAGGACGGTACAGAACATCACGGGCCGCATTGGAGCATGGAGCAGGTTCTTGAAGCAACGAAGGGGTTGCAGTTCAAGCCTTGTGTGACGGATTACGACAAGTATGTAGCGTTTAACGCTGCTTATGCCGACTTGTGCAAGACGTTGACAACAGACCTGATTATAGAAACAGGTCATGCGTTTTTCTTTGAGGACGAAGACGCGCCTTGCAACAAGATATGGCGGTATATGAAGAGTTTTGAATAAAAAAAGCGTGACACATCGTCACGCTTTTTGCTATAATCCGAGTCGCTTGATTAGGTAGTCACCTACTGCAAGGTTTTGTTCTTTTGCAGAGGTTTTTATTTTGTCTACTGCCTTTTGCGGCATTCGGCAGTATAAGACTGCATCACCGACTTTTTTGCGACCTGCGTTTGTGCGTTTGCCGCCCCAGTTGTTTTTATTCATAGATTATTCATGTTTTTTTATATCATAAATCTTAAAAACCCAGCAGGACACCAATGTGTTCCGTACTTCGCATCAATGCCTGATAAGCATTATCTTTGCGCCCAGTAGTTCTTGCGAAAAGCGTGATAAAATCGCACGCAGCTAAAAGAAATGCGTGCGAAAATGCGTGCTATTTGTTGTGGTTTGTTGCGATATATTGCGCAACACAAAATTATAGATGTTTGATAATCAATACCCTATTGCGTTATACCAACACAACTAAAAACAATCCGTGAGTCCTATCAGGCGCACCTCTTAAAATGCTAAGTAGTTAATTATCAGCTATTTAGCATTTTTTCTTTTATATAATTGCTACAGTTTTTGCCAACATAACTCGCTGTTAATTTATTTTGGTTGACAAATTGTAGGGTTTTAAGACTCTACCGATATTGTCCATGGATGGAGAGGCGCTTGGTATCTGTTATATTCTCGACAAAAGTACGCCACGAACGCGTCCTCACCTGGGGGCGACGCGTCCCCGCGTCGGCATTGCCAACTTGGGGCTCGA